CAGGATGGGAACGCTTTGAGGGCTATCGGCCGCAGGCGGCGGAACGCGCTGACGAGTGCGTGCCGATGCGCAAAGTCATCGTCCGCTAGGGGTGGGGAACAGACATTGCGGAGCTGGAGCATGGCAGGTCGATGAACTCGGAGACTGCCAAGCTGCCTCGCGAGCAAAGCTATCCGCTCAAGCCGTCAATTTTGGAGGCTGCGCTCAAAACTGCGCGTGTCAGCATCGACACACATTTGGTCCGCAGGCCGGGCAAGATCTTCAGTGCCGACTTTTGGCCGCCAAACCCGAACGTCCCTTATGAGCGCCTGTACGTCCGCATCGGCTCGGTGCCAGCCGAACAAGCACAGGCCGCGCGGGACCGGTTCGAACGCGCGGTCGTACCGGCGCTGGTTGCGTGGATCGGCAACATACTCGCCCTAGACCCGCAATCACCCATTCGGCGCGAGAAGCAGCACCTCAGTCTGAATGAGTTCTGATGCCCGCTCAGGGTGGTTAGCGGTTATTGGGTGTGCCGTCAGTCTCCCACAGGACCGCGTCGATCAAAGGGTCAACTATGCGGACGACCTCGTCGGTGAAGAACAGATCAATGGTTGATCCATCTACCATTGGTGAAATATTGCTGGTGATGTGCTCGTAGTCGTCACCCATGTCATCGCCCCAAGCAATGTTGAAAACTTCCAACGAGCGCGGGCCGGAGAGTTCAACTCTCGTCTTCTGTCCATCCCGAGCCGTCAGAAGTGGAGCGATGCGTCGGCAGTGAGTGGGTGAAGGTTTCTCCATAAGTTGAGTTTAGCGGTGTTGCCAACGTCCGCAACGGGTCGGAAGCGGCTTCCTGCGATCAGATGCCAAGCGTCAGTCTGAATCACCGGCATAGCCGCCGGGGTTACCGCGACGAAGGAGCGAGTCACGACCGGTCCCGATCATGATGCGCCCGGTTCTCGATCGCCTGCTCGCGCTCGATCAGGCCGAGGAGTTCCGTCTGCCGCTTCGCCTCCTCGCGGATGACGCGGACGCACTCCGCAATGCGGCCGGTGTCCTCTGTCTGGCGGCGGGCGAGATCGCGCAGCTCCCGCATCAGATCGATCGCCTCGCGCGGCCCGTGCAGGAAGGGTGGCGGCACGTCGGCGAGGCTGGCCGGCGCAGGCGGCGGCAGGTGCTCGCGGTCGCCCCGCGCCCGCGTCACCATCCAGCCGATCAGCATCATGGTGCAGCCGCCGACGAAGACCTGGAGGAACTGCTGCGTTGCGATCACGTCCTTGAGGAAGGTGAGCCAGTCCATCAGCCCCGAACCTCCTCAAGTGCCGCCAGAGCCTTGCCGATCCGGCTCCGGCGCGACACGCCGTCCAGCACGGCGATGTAGACGGAAATCGCCTCGAACCCGGCGAGCGTCCCGAACACCGGGATGACGAAGCTCGGTGCGTGCGCCACGCAGAAGGCGTCGTAGACCAGGGCGAAGCTGAACTGCCCCATGATGACGCAGCCGACACCGGCACCGAAGGCGCGAGCATAAGCCCCTTTCGGGCCGGTGCGGACGTTGTTGATGTAGCCGTTGAGGAACAGCGCCATGATGCGGACGCTTCCGGCACAGCCGAAGATCAGCGCCATGTTGGCTTCGCTGAACCCCATCTCGGCGATCGGCTTCAGCGCGTTGCGCTCCATGGTGTCACCCGGCATGGCGAGGGTGAAGGCGATCAGCACCATCATCGTCGCCATGCACCACTCGAACAGGCGGTAGGTGCTGTAGGGGCCGGCGGAGTGCATCGGCAGGAGCGGCCGGCGCGCGGCGCCGTTACGGTCGGGCATGCGCCCCTCCTGCTTATCCTCGGGCCATCCGGTCCGCGTCGCGCAGCTCGTCGGAGGAGGGAGGCGCAAAGCCGCCGATCCGATCGAGCGCCGGGATGAGTACGGCCTGCTCGCTGGCGTGCTCGTCGAGATCGAGCTTGCGGAAGATCCGGGCCGCGATGCCGTCGGCACCGCCGGCCGCCTTGATGACCGCAGGCGGAGCGGTATCGATGACGTACTGCGTGCCCTTGGCGATGACCGGCACCGCCACATTGACCGAAAGGGTCTTGCCCTTGGCCGCGCCGTTCACCGCGTTGAGGCCGAAGCCGACGCCTGCCTCGAGCATCATCTCGACGCGCCGCTGCGTCAGGAACAGAGCCGCCCATGGATAGACCTTGCGGATGGCCTGGATGATGTAGGCCGCGATGATCGGCAGGAGGATGGTGAGGATCGGCTCGCGCAGGGAAACGGCGAGCGCGACGAGCCAGTCGCCCCACGGGATCAGCACGGGCTTGTCGCCGACGGTGGCGACCTCGGCGGCGAGAGCGGGAGACGCGGCACAGGCGAGCGCCAGCGCCGCGAGCAGAAGCACACGGGTCATGATGATGGTCCTGATGGAGGGGATGCGCGGCGGGCCCGGCCGGCTCGGGAAATATTATTCAACCAGATGTTGATTTGACGACTTGAATGCAGAACTGCAGTTTATTAGAGTGATCTCGCTGCGCTGATCCTGTCTGGCCAGCATCCGGCGGACCGCGACGCCCCCGCTAAGCGGTCCGCCGCGATCACGCTTCACTCACACCCGAGCGCGCCCCCGCGATCGTCGTCGGCAGCGTGTGCCGCGCAGGCAGCGGCATGTCAGCCGGCCAGCGGAACGCGGTGATCTCGGAGCGCTTGAAGGATGCCACGTTGACGGCATCCGCCTGATTGCCGCCCAGGCCGAACACCTGATCCTTGTTGGCGCCGACGACGAGGAAGACGTGCCCCTGCCACGCGCTATTGCCGCGCTTCTTCGTGGCGATGCAGCCAAGCGCCGGCTCCTTCAACCCGACGCCCCACGGCTCGTAGGACCGCGCCGCGAGGCTGCCGGAAGGCTTATGACCGGCTCGGTTCAGGACCGCGCCAACCAGCGCGGCGCACCAGGCGGTGCTGTCGGTCTTGATGCCGGGGAAGCCTGCATCGGCGAACAGCTTCACTACCTCGGGATTGTTCTTGGTGCCTGGGGCTTCCTTCAGGCCGTTCAGCGCCTCGGCCAGCACGAGCCAGCCCGGCTTCTCGGGTGCCTCACGCCGCTCGCTGATGTCGGCCTTCTGCAGGGCGGCCTGCGTCTTCGGCCCAGCGATGCCATCAGGCACCAGGCCGGCAGCGCGCTAGAAGGCGGTCACGGCCGCGATGGTGAGCGGCCCGGCATCGCCGTCCGCGCCGCTCCTTCCGAGGTCATAGCCGCGCGCGATCAGAGCGCGCTGGATCTCAGCGACGTCCATGGTAGTGTTCTCCGATGTGAGGGGGTCGTTTGAGGCTCGGGCCGGGTGGCGCAGCGAGCAGGTCGGGTCAGGCGCGTTCGAGGTTCGCAGTCTGCACCGGGAACTGGATCGTCATGCCGGTGGCGTTCACGCCCATCAGCGTCGTGAGCTGCTGGAACTCCGGATCGCACAGCATCACCGTGCCGACGTCGCCGATCATGAACTCGGGCGGGATGCCGTCGCGCCGGGTGATGCGCACCCGGTCGCCGAACTTGAACGGCGCGGCCTCCATCCGCCGCAGGAACTCGGCGTGCACGTGATCGGCGATCTGCTCGGGCGTCTCGAGCGTCTTCGTTTCCGTCGTCGTGACGGTCTTGGTCAGCGTCAGCATGGACGGCTCCTCACAGGGCGGATGCACGTGCCCACAGCGCATCGAGCGCCGCGGCGTCGTAGGGTTGGCCGGTCTCGGGGTTGGTCAGGAGCGCGCCGAGAACCTCCGTCAGAGGGTGGCTGCGCTCGAAGGTGGTGGCGCCGGCCAGCAGCATGTGCGCGCCGAAGCGCTGACCGCCCGTCTCGGGGATCTCTGCCAGCGCGTCGGACATTGCCTCTGGCAGGTCGCCGCGAGCGGCCCAGGCCAGCGCCTCGGCCTGCGTGATGATGCCGTCGAGGGCGAGCGCCTGCGCGAACTGCCGGTCCGAAATCACTTCGGCCTGCGCCTGCCACAGCGGCGTGGCGTCGGCCGCCTCGATCGTCCAGCCGTCCGGCACGGGAGGCGGCCGCTCGCCATCCCCCACCGTCAAGCAGGTGATCTTGCGGCCCTGATCGTCGCGGATTTGCACCAGGCTTGCCATCAGTCCAGTACCTCGAAGTCCAGCGAGAAGAGGATGCTCGTAAGGGGATTGGCGCCGGCGCTGGCCTCGACTTTGATCGACCAGCGATCGGCGGCCGCGAAAATCGCCGAGTTGACGAGATCCTGCGCTTGATTGCTTCCTGCACCGGAAATCGTGCAGGTCAGGGCGGTGTCGGTGAACAGATTTTGGAGGGTGAACTTCCAAAACTGATCCGTGCCCGGAACGCCCGGCGAAACGACTCGGAGATTGCGGAAGCGCCCCCGCCGTCCGGCCCCGACGTAAACGAGGCTCGCCGCGGTCTGCAAAAGCCCGTGCGTGAAATACCGCACCGTACCCGCCGTCACGGAGACAGGGCCGCTGTTTCCCGTGACAGGAACAACCGTCAGGAGCGCGCGCCCGTCCGCATGCTGGCCGAGCCGCACCCGCCAGTTGCCGGCCGAGTCCAACGTGACCAGCATCATGTCGCCCAGCAGCGTCGTGTAATTGGCCCCGCCCGGCAGAATGAGGCTCGTCGCGTTGTGCGTGAGCGTCACGGCATTGGCGAACCGCACGAGGCGGGTGAGGTTCTTTCCGGGGCCGAACGACAGGATGGCCGTCGAGCCGGTGATGACGACGCGCCCCGCCGGAGATGAGCCGAGATCGACGGTCGCGGCCGAGGCCATCGCGATCTCGTTCTGGCGGAAATCCACCGTCCCAGCCGAGAGGTCGACGCGCACCGCATCGATCGGCGTGGAGCCGTCGGGGAACGCCCGAAGCTCCATCACCTGTGTGTTGATCTGCGATCCGCCGGTGGGCGTGTAGCTATACTCGCGGTGGACGAGGTCGCCCCAGGTTCGGCCGGCGATGGCGAAGGCGATCCGCCCGAGCGCCGTGGAGGCGAGCTTATCGAGGACGATCTGCCGGGCGCCGGAATAGAGGTTGGTGGCCGGACCGAACAGGGTGGCAAGCGTCTGCAGCAGCGACAGGCTGGTGGCCGCGGCATAGCTGGCGTCGGTTCCGGTGGGTGATCGTGCGGACGTGGTGCTGGCCGTGGAAGAGCTTCGCTAGTTCCGGGTCGGCCTGGATGATGCCCCAGGCCTGCTTGTAGGCGATGTTGGCGATTTCCTTGGTCGGCGCGACGAGCAGCGCCTCGGCCAAGGGCCGCCGATTCACGATCAGCACCGTGACCATGATGGCCGCGGCACCGGACGACTTCGAGTTCTTCTTCGGGACGAGCCAGAAGAACTCCTGGATCATCCGCCGATTGGTCTCCGGATCGTATGAGCCGAAGATGGCCCGAACGATCGGCAGCAG